TAAGCGTAGAGAGCTAGGTATTATGGGTAAAGGTGGTAAGGATGTATCTCATACAAAGTCTGGTGGTTTTCGTATGGAGTCGGTGAGTAAGAATCGAGCAAGGAATAGAGGGAAAGCATAATGGCCGGTAAATCAAGGAACTATTCTGCTAGGACAGCAGGAGAAGTATTGAGAGACAAAGTTCTTTTCTTGTATCCTGAGTGGAGAAGTTGGAATAAGTTGTTGAGGAGGATATTTATATTGCTTCCTAGTTACGGAGCTGGTGAAGATGCCATAGAAAATATCTGTGACGATTTTGAATTGAAAATTGATAAGACGATGGATGCCGTAAATAAATCAGAGAGTTTCCGAAAAGCTATGCAGGAATATGTCGATAACGATTATGAATACCGAACCGGTAAAGTTGCTGTAGGACTTATAAAAAGTAATCCAAGACTTATAACCTTTGCAGTAAAATGGTCACATCTTCAACACGTATATATGATGGAATCCGCAATGCCAGCGTTTATAAAGGCAGAAACCGGAAAGGTATCTGCTCCTGAAACAAAACTTATAGAAAAAGCAGGACTTCTTGGTATAGAATCCATAGTACATCAGCAAAAAGAACCAAAAACTGAAGAAAATGGTGCTGTTACATATAGCGACAGCGAAGAATCGTTATACGAACTAGATAAAACATTCTCCAAGGAGGAGTAAATGGCTTTTCAATATACTGCGAGTCCATGGCAGAAAAAACTCCATGAATCTGATGCACGTATAAAAGTCATATGGGCTGGTCGTAGAGCAGGTAAAGGTAGAGCTGTTTTGACCGAACTGATGAGAGCCATTACCCAAGCATCAAATTCTCCGTTCTTAGCATCAAAAGAAGTTGCCGAAGCTACAGGTGTAAGAATCGGACATAACTTAACCCCTACCCTAGAGCCTCAAATTCATATATGGATAGTCGCTCCTTCATACGCTCAGTCAAGACAGGCATGGAACGAACTAAAACAATTCATGCCGAGTAACCTTGTCGTAAGACGAAAACCAGGACAAGGTGGTGGTAGAGGTTCTGGATGGAACGAAGATGAAAAAACCGTATGGCTCAATTTACAAAAACCTAATCTGGCCAGACGAGAAGTATATCTGGAAATAAAATCTGCTGACGACCCTGAATCCTTACAGACCGCAGGTCCTGATTTCATATGGATTACCGAGTCTCAGGATATAAAAGAAGCTGCATGGAACAAGTTACGACCAATGCTGAACTCAGCAGGGAGACTAGGAAAAGCCTGTGTGGAAGGGATACCACCTTTCTCCAGGTCACACTGGTTTGCAAGATTATATAGATACGCTTCAGAAAATCCTACAGACGAATATCAAGGTTTCCATGCAACAAGTTTTGAAAATGTGTTTCTAACAGAGAGACAGAAAAAATCTATTGATGAAGAAAAAAATACCATGCCAGACCAAGTATGGGAACGTATGTATCTGGCAAAACAACCAGACGGTGGTTCAGGATTCTTTCGTGGTACTAAAATTGACGAAGCTGCAACAGGAAAAGAGATATGGAGTCCGGAAAAAAACAGAAGATATGTAGCCGGACTGGACTTGGGTAAAAGCCAAGACTATACAGTATTTATCGTAAAAGATTCACGAACAAGAGAAAGTGTTTATTCTTTGGAAATGTCGGGTACAGATTGGGTAAATCAGTTAGAAAGTATATCGGCAGAGATTGACAGATGGGGAGTTGATGATGTACGAATAGATAGTACAGGACTTGGAGATGTGGTCTTTGACCATCTTATGTCAGCAGGGTTACCTGTGACACCCTTCAAGTTCAGTATGCAAAGTAAATATCAGTTATTTCAGAATTATTACATTGCTTTAGAGAACGGAGATGTCTCTTTTCCAAGTGAATGGATAACACTGAAAAAACAATTAGAAGATATATCTATCCGCCCTACGGGCAACGGTGGTTATACATTTTATACAGAATCACAGCAACATGATGACTGGGTAGATTCGGAACTGTTAGCATTAATGGCTTGCGACCCTCCTGGTTCAGAAAGCGGTGATTATGGATTTGGCAGACCAATAAGAGGCATGACACCGATAAGACCGATACCAGTAAAAAGACCATCGAACTTTATTCAAAAGGTTCGAGAACGAAAACGTAAGAAATTTTTAGACAACCTTCCTGATGAAGTCAGAGAAGAAATTCTAACAGGATAAAATTTAATGGTTACAACACAAGGAAATCCCAACGCAGTAGACGAAGCAATAAATTTAGAATCATCTAATCCTATTGACGAACCCGAAATATCTATGCAATGGGTAAGAGAGATGAAAGAAAAAGGCGGACACGAATTTAGAGCCTTTAGGAATCAATGTGAAAATGCCGATGAATTCTTTCTAAACAATTTTGAATTTTCCGCACCGGATGGTGGTACTATGATACGTCTGGGTACAGCCCAATCTGTGATAAATACTCTAGTGTCTCACGTAAAACCACAATTCTTAGATATATCAGTACCGCCTCCCGGACCAAGAGGTCAGGCAAGAGCAGAAATGATGGAAAAGTTCCTGACTGGTGCGCATCATATGATAGAACAAAAAAGTCCTGTTCATAGAGAACTGACAAAACACGCAGGTCTATACGGAATTGCATGGGAAAAAGTAGAGTTTATTGCCAATGAATGGTCTGACTTTCCCGAAGTTCCACCAGAAGATGGAGGACCTGAATACAGAGAACTCGTAAAAGAAGTATTAGAAAAAAGGTCAGTATCGTGGCCGATAAAAACAGTTGCAGTAAATCCACAAAGTCTTATATGGGATATAAATAACGGAACTGCTCCTAGATGGGTAATAAATGAATCCGAAGTAGACGCTCAATGGGTACAGGCACATTTTCCTGATTGGAATAATCACAAACGAGGTTATGTTCAGTTCTGTGAAATTTGGACTCATTCACAGGTAGCTTATATGGCAGATGATAAATGGTGCATGATGCCAAGAAAACATGGTTATAAAAGATTGCCATGGGTTATGTATTGGCCTCAAATGGGATTACAAACTACCGAACTTGCACCAGAAGATTTGTACAAAGGGATACTAAACGGGTCATTTGATATGTTAAAAGCACAAAGCCAATTAGCATCTCATTATATTGATATCGTAGCAAAATCTGCATGGCCTACCCTTGAATTTACAGGTCCTATCGGAATAACCGAAGAAGTTCAATCAAGATGGGATGATACACCAGGTGCAAAAAATATAAAACCACCTCAGGTCAATGTAAATGTTTCTGATACTCCAAGACCACCGAGTGAAATTGGGGTAGCTAAAGAATTTTTAGATGAAGCAATAGAAGCCAATACAGTACCGGCAGTTGCAAGAGGACAAAGACCAAGTGGAGCAGCATCAGGATATCATACTGCTGTTCTCGCAGGAATTGCGTCACTAAACTTCGGTGCAGTAAAAGAAGCTATGGAACGTGGATTGCAGGATAAAGGTGAAGTTATATTACAAATAGTAGAAAATGTTATACAAGACAGAGTAACTGTATTTGGAAAGACCGAAGCAGGTACATTAGACGCAACAATTAAACCATCTGATATAAACGGACATTATGTAAATATTGTTAGAATTAATTCAGTCTCTCCAGAAGAACAAGAACGTAGGTTGAATCTCTGGTCGAACCTTTGGAGAGCAGGGTATGTCGATTTGGATACAGCACTTAGAAAAGGTGGAGTAGCCAATCCGTTAGAAGTAAGAGCAAAAATATTGGAAGAACAATTCTTATCATCACCTGAAATACAACAGCAGTTGCAATTAGCAGCAGCTCAACGTATACCTACAATTCAGAATTTATTAGAAATAGCAGGAGGTGGAACAACACCTAATGCTGAACAGACAGCTCGAAACATTCTAAATACACAAGGAGCTCAACAATTACCAAACCCCGGTAATTTCTCTAGTGTAAATCAACCACCAAGAACTAACGAAGCGGCAAGAGTCAGACCAACGACTAGACCGGTAATGCCGGGTTCTGTGCAGGAAATGAATCAGACAGGAGCTGCAATAGCCGGACCTAGAACAGGAAATGTTCGAGTACCAGCAGCAGATATATCACCAGGAGCAAGAGGATAATGGCAAAACAAAAACACCCTTTAGAAATGGCATATACAAATTTCGATGAAACGGTAAAAAGACATTTATCGCAAGTAGAAAAGAATTTTAAAAACGTAAAAAATATACCTGAGGTTAAAACCCCAACAAAAAAACAAAGTATCTTTACAAGTCCTTTTAGGAGGCCAATATAATGCCACGAATAGGAGAACAAATAACCCAAAACGGAAGAATAATGGAATGGCAAGGTGATATGTGGATAGATATTGGAGAAGCAAATATTCCACCTGGTGTTAGAGTAGGGTCTGTAGCCGACCTTAGACCAGGAGTAGACTTTCCTTTTCCACAAGGTCCTAATGTAGAATGGGAAAAGTTTTACGGACCAAATGACCAACCAATGATGAGGGGGAAGTACTTAGACCCTTATAATCCCGACTTGGGAGCAATGTATGCGTCAAGTAAACTTAATCCCGATACGATGCAGTATGGACCTTTAACCCAATCTGAAAAACCCGTTACTTCTTATTATGCTTCTGGTGACCCAACAACACATCAAGAACGATTGCAAAATCGTATAGATGCAATGCCAAAAGGCTCTATAGCTGACTTAAGACCAGGGGTAGACTTTCAGGGAGCAGGACCTAACGTGCAATGGGAAAAAATCGGTGGAGAGATTCATGCTCCATTAATTAGAAGGCAACATTTAGACCCTCACAATCCTGATTTAGGATATATGTATTCGTCACAACCACTCAATGAACCTTTACGTCAATCGGTAGACCCTATCGGACCAGGACAATCTTCATTAGCTGACCCGAAATCATTTGAACAGCGGCAACAAACTCCCTTTTCTGTTCG